TCCTTATCAATTATATTATAAATTAAATCTTTATATTCTTTATGTTGGCTAATAAAACCATGTATTACAGCAATTGCACTATGGCCTGTAAATTCTCTATTTGATAGTGAATCTAATAATTCAAATATATCACTATTCATAAAATTATAATCTAACAAATCATTATTTTTTTCACATGTTTTACTAGTAACATAATATTGTTTAAAAGGATTATAAGTATATTCTAATACTTTATGGATAAATGGATCTGCATCTTTTATTATTTGGACTTTATCTGTACTACTACTTGTAGCACGCATTTTATCTATGAAATTTTGTAATTCTATCATAACCTTTATTTATTTATTTTTGCTTCTAATGCTTTTATATGTTTACATTTACCATCAAATGCTCTCCATCTACCAGGACAATTACAATAATAATTTTTAGTATCAGGATAATATGTGGTTTTATACTTTATATCTGGGTTACTACCACTTACATTTATTTCAATTACTGGATCTGTCCTTTTTAATTTAGGTTTTACCCACTCAATATCATCTAATGTAGTATTTAAATCAACTTCTTTCCATAGGGGCATAAGATATTTTTTACCATTTAATATGGTTAAACCAGGAGAAATAACGGGATGAGTATATTGATATTTAAATCTTCGAGCAAATACAGAAGGACCAAAACCATCACCTGGGATACTTAATGCTCCCTCAGTGTGAATTATTCTTTTTCTATAATTGCCATGTTTATTTAAACTTGAAAATTCCCAAAGTGCCATAACCTTTATTTTTATTTACCCGTAAATATACGAAAGGAGATTCGGGTAACCAAATCTCCTTGCGATTATTTTTATTATTGCCTAGAATGAATAAGCACTAGCTGATTGAGCTAAGGCAGTAATAGTTTTTAAACCACCAGTACTTGAATTAGGATCATCAGTTGCATTAATTTCACTATATGTTAAGCTTGGAATACCTTCAGCATCAGCATTGAATATAGCTGCGCCTGCTTGTAATTGTAGTGATAATGAACCAGTACCAAATGAAAGTGTATCTCCAGTTAAATCTTCAACACCAACAGTCCAGGATAATGTTCCTGTACCACCTAATCCTTGTGTAGCTGTATTCAGTGTAAATACATCACCTGCAGCATAAACTACAGAAGATGATTGTTCAGTATCAACTATCATATTAACAAAGTCAGTTCCACCACCATTTACTAAATAAGAAGCAGAAACATTTACACCAGTTGAAGTACCTTCACCACCATAAGATGCAGAATATGTTAATACAACTCTACCCTCATCACCACCAGTCATACCTGTTGCAGTTCCACTATCTGCATTAGCAAAGTCTACACTACCACTTAATAGTGTAGCAGCTAAATATTCATTATTAGTATCATAAAGTGGAACACCTGGAATATCGTGTGTACTAAAGTATAACTCTAATCCATTATTACCAACACCATCAAATGTAGCTACTGTAAATGGTGTTACTCTTTCAGAATCTGTTAAATCACCACCACCAGCTTGGTTACTAGCTACTTGAATCAATATATTTCCACCTTCTACTCTAACAGCATCAAAGAATGAAGCTGTAACTCCTAAGAAAGTACCTGAATTAGGGCCAACAATTAAAGGAGTGTTTTGGAATTGAACTGATTTAATACCATTATTAATGCCGTGTAATGCTCCTTGTGCACCATCACTTTTTAATGCATTTAATCTATTCACATATTGATAATGATATGCTATTTGATCTTGGAATTCTAATTGTTCCTTTAAGAATTTTCTTCTTGCTTCCTTTAAAGGAAGATTTCTATTTTCATCTTTTCTTACCCAATCGTACCATTCTCCTGGATCTGGTGTTGTGTATACTATACCCATTTTATTGTTGTTAAGTTATATTTTGTTATAAATATATAAAAAATTTTTATTATTAAGTTATTTTACAAAAAAAGCGCGCTTAAAAATAAACGCGCTTTTCTATCCTCTAAATACTAAATATTAGAATTTGAGACCAAATCCTAATGTAAGATTTGTTGTTGATGCATTAACATCGTACACTACTTTGGGATCAACAAAAATGTTCTTATTTAAATTAAACATTTTTCCAACTCCAACTTGAACTAATTCAAAATCAAAGTCTTCAACTCCAACATAAGCAAAATAATCTTCTTTAAAAAAGTATCTTGCGTGTACATCAAATTCCATGTCCTCATCAGCTAATTGAGATACGTTAAAACCTACTACTAGGTCATCTGTAAATCCATAAGCTAAACTTGGACTAATAGCCCAATCTGTCCATGAAACGTTTGCAACGTCACCAGTACCTACATACCAGTCACCCTTTTCCTGTGCATTAGCTGTAAACGTAAACGCTATAGCTAGTAAAATAATCAATTTTCTCATAATAATTGTTTTGGTTAATAATTGTTTTAATTGATAACAGCGGCCCGGAATAACCGCATTTTTTCTTCAGTTGTATTTAAAAGAACAGGTGACGTATATGATACGAAAAGTATCTTAATACTCCACCCTATTTTTGAATTTTTCTTTTCTAGAGTAAGTTTTTTTACTTTTATATGGGGAGGGAACTCTTAAAGCATTAAGCCATTCATCTCTAGTTAATGTTACATTTTGTAATTTAGGCTTCATACTTTGTAGTTTTTGTTTTTTGTAAATCCACAGCTAGGGCATTACATAGATTTTCCATTTGTCCTGCTTTTATAACCGCTATAAAATCCTCATCTGACATATGTCTAAAAAATATTTCACTTGTTAGTGTCATATTATCTTCCTTGTCCTCTATACGCTTTAACATAATTTTTACCTTGTTTTGATCTTGAGTTTTTAGTTTTTGAATGTACTCCAGGTCTTTTTTTTCTATTATTTGCTCTATAAACTGATGCAACTATTCTAGCCATGATTTTTTATCATAAATATAGCTTATATCCTGAAAATCGTTTCATATAACTAGTTATTTTAACCCCATTTCCATCCTTCCTTATTTTTCCTGTTCTAAACCATTTTTTAACACTACCCTGACCGCCTAAATGAGCGGCAGCTAATAAGCCAGATTCAGTAACTAATATACCATGAACTATTTGACCATCAAACTCATCTATATACTTTTGTAATTTTTTCTTATTATATAAAAGAAGTTGTTTCATAGCATATTCCTGTAGATCAGGGCTGTTTAAAAATGCTTCTCTAGTAACTTTTATTTTTAATGTTTTAAGTGTAGCACTACCAAATTGATATCTACCCATATAACCATATCTATTTACTATATCATATCTATTACCTGACTCCTGATGTCCTATTGCATCTAAAAAATCATTATATCCTTTAATCTTTTTAATTTCAACTTTAGTAGGTTCTACCTTAATAACAGTAATAGGTTCTGGGGTTATTTCTACCACTGTAGGGGTAAAGACTCTTATTGTTTTATAAGTTAAAGCAGATAATAGTGAAAATAAAGATAAAAATAATAATACTGTAAATACTTTTTTCATGTTAAAAATTTTTAAGAAAATCACCTTTTATTTGTTTTGATTTTAGTTTTTGTAATTTTTCATCATTAGCTAAAGTTTTAGTAGCTAATCTATCTAAATGTTTAGATTTTTGTTGTGCATAATTATTAACTATTTTTTTGTGTTTTTTATTTATCATATTCTAGAAATATATTGATTAACCTCATCTTCATCTTCCAATCCTAGTTCTCTTAGTTTTTGTAAATGATACTCATCTATTTCCCATTCTATTTTATCAGTTGTGCCTAAATGTTCCTGATGTGATTCAATTTGTTTAACATCTTTTTCTGTAAAGATATCCCCTACAGTTACAAAATAATGATTATAACAAAGTAACTCTATATTATCGCGACTATAATTGGATTTATTGTTGTCCTTGAAGTGTAACAGTAATGGCATTTTATAATCTAATACCCTACGTTCTTTAAAACCGCACATGGCACATTCTTCTGATAAATATCCCTCTTCTATAAGTCTATACTTAATTTTAGCAGGAGAAAAGTGAGAAGCTGATACCCTTCCTTCAATTATGTCTAATAATGCTGGCTCCTTACCAGAACCCTTTAAAAATTTAGGAATACCTTTACCACTTTGATTTTTATGTGATTCAAATAAATTATACATTTTAGCATATCTCTTATAATGTTGATAAGAAACATGTAAATATCTTGAAGCAGCTAGGTTAGATTTTGTATTTGCTTGAGCTGCAACTATCATATCTTTAGATAGTGGCTTTGGCTTGGGCATATTATTTATTTTTGGTATTTGATAAAGCCTTGTTTTCTATGGCATCTAGTTCTTGGAATTTTTTATAATCATCTTCTTCCATAATAACTGTTTCTGTCCATGTATGATCTCCTACACCTCTTAATATAGGTACCCCTTTTTTAGCACCTACAGTAGAACAGCTAACACAAAAGTCATAACCATATTGTGTAAGTCTCAATTCTGGCATAGGTGTACCGCATTTTGAACAAGGAATCATTTTCATTTTTAATGAAGTTTTAATAGTCTGTAACATAAATATATAACCTTTTAGAAATTCTGGGTGAATATACGAAAAATATATTAGGAAACCAAATATTTATGTGATTCTTTTATGGAAGGATTAGTAATTTTAATCTTTTCTTTAATTAAATTATCTTTTTTATTAATAATGATAGTAAACCCATCATATTCATAAGTACCTACTTCGTAACGATGAATTAAATGTTGTAAATTATAAATTATATTATTAAATGAACTTTGATTAACACTAGATAGTTTGAATTTAACTATAATATCTCCATTACTATCGCCCATTTTAACATAATCTTCTAAATTTTCAGTATTGTACATATAAGAATATTTACTCCAATCATCATCACTAAAACTAAGAAGTTGATTAGCATACATATGTTCATCAAAATTTATGAATATATTATAAAATGAAATATCATTAATGTAATTAATATTAAAAAATGCAGATACCATTTTAAATGTATTAAAATTATTAGAGTCAATTTCAATTTCCGAATTTATATTATAATAATAATCATTAGGTTTACCATGACTAAACCCACCCCATTTTCTATTAATACGAGTCATTTCAACCATATCAGCATGTTGTTGTAATGTAGCTCTTACTTGTGCTTTTGTATTTTCTTTATTATGCCAATCTTGTCCTCTACTAGAAACACAGGTAAAATGATAAACTAAAGCATCCCATGTTTGGACTATTTTATTTCCATTTAGTACTAATCTATTTAATACATCAGAGTCCTCTCTGGAGCGTCTAAAGTATGTATCATGTCCACCTATGTCATTCCAAACTTTTT